GTGTAGTCCTCAATGTGTCTAAGATTTATACAACCCCCACCCTAATAGCCATTTCGTATAAATATTATACACCTCAAACTGTATTCTTTTTATACACTTGCGGATACTTCCGCTTATCCTGCTCCGTCTTCAACCCATGGCACGGTCTGCACATTGATACTAGGTTCTCATTATCATGAGTACCACCCGCTGCCAGTGGGATGAAGTGGTCAACTAGTTCCGCTAGTACCACGCGGCCTGCTTCCTTGCACCACTCGCAGAGCGGGTCACGTGCCCGCTTGATCGCCCGTATCTTCTGCCATCGTCCGTCATACCCACGCGCTGTAGCGTGTGGCCTATGGTCTATCCGCGGCTGCCGTTGGGGGCAGGCGCCGGCGTGGGCCTCTCGGCATCGGGAGCACCAGCGGGGCGGTGAGGTTGGCATAAGCGAACGAACGCCCTTACGATCTCCTCGGCATTTTTTGCGACGGCCTCTTGAATCAAGCCACGAATGGGAAGCATCAAAGCATTCTCGATAGAGTGCATGTCGTTCACGCTGACGCCGTAATACTTCGCCACCATGCGAACACGTGCCTCATGGTCCTTCTGCTTCGCGTAGTCAGTGCCGTCGATCAGGCTTTGCGCGTAACGCTCGACTTCGTCTTCCATCACAGACCAGCCATCAGCGAAGAGCGGTGGGTGTAGGTATTCGGAAGCACCTTAACCACAGTAGCTTGCGCCGTTATCCGCGTGGCGATCTCGTTTGGTTCAGCCAGCAAAAACACCCGCGTTACCGCTTTATCTTTGCGGCGCTGGATCAGCCGCGCCACGCGGCCGGCGGTTTTGAGGATGCGCAAGGTTGCAAGGCTGATTGCACGCCGCTTACCGCTTGCGTTTTCACAAATCACAGTCGGTCCGGCCAGTTTCAAGGTGTCCAAGCGCATCTCCTCGATTGGGAGCCCGTAAGGGCTGGCGACGTTTACCGCCAGTTCAAACCCCGTCGGAGGTTAAGCAAACAGCTATGCTCAATTTCAGATCCTACAAGAAGTTTTCCGCAAAGTCAACGGAAAGTTTTATGTTTTTTCAGCGCTCCTTGAACGCGCAATAATTCCCACACCGCCGCTTGGTCGGCCGATACTTGCGCAAGACAGCGCTGGAGTAGCGTATTCTGGCGTTGTAAATCCTTTATTTCCATGCGCATAAGCGCCATTAATTGCAATTGCTCGGGTGTCATAGCGTGCCCCCAGCGCAGCGACATTTCCCGCTGAACTCGTACGGCTGCTTGAGCTGGTTGCCCTGCTCGTCCACCATGCCCTGCACTCGCACCCACTTCGTGACGCGGATTTCTCCACCTGCGCATCGTGCCGGGTGGTGGATCTTTTCAAGCCCGCGCGAGTTGGGATCGTAGTCCCAATACGTGAGCCCAGGCACCTCGCGCCCGCACCCTCCTGTGCTTGCCCTAGGCGCTTCGCTGACCGGCTGCCCATGCTTCGCCTCGTTCAGCGCGTCCGCGATGTCTTGCGGCCCCGTTGGAAGCGATTTGCGGCCCAGTATGAGATCCACCGCCGCCCGAGCGTGCGTTGCATCGTCGGAATGACTGGCGAGCACGTCAATGAGCGAGGTGAACGTCTCCGGCGCCATGAATCCAAACCCCTGAAGATTCGACATGCGGTTGAGCTGGGCGGTGGCTGTGCCGCGATTACAAGGCATCGTCCACCTCCAGCCCGGCTTTCAAGTCCACCGGCCCAAATCGCCGCGGCGCCCGTGGGGCTGGCGGTGCTTGCGAGTACGTGCCGTCGCGGGTCCACCATTGCGCCTGCTTCGTCCGCAGATCCGGGTTGGCGTCGTATGCCGCCCGCCACTTGCGGACGCTGGCGGTGAAGCTCAAGCAGAAGCCCGCCGGGTTGCCCTCGAAGCTGGCCGACTTCTGGAACTCGCTGCGCATGGCCGAAGCTGTGAGCCCGACATCGCCGCCAGCCGGCAAGTGCTCACATGCAAACTTCGCCGCGGTCTGGAAAAGCTCGTCTGGTTCGGGGCCGTTGTCGTCGATGCGGAGTTGCTGCGGCGGGGGCGGGGCGGGCGTCAGCGCGCCATTCCCCCTTCCCCCTTCCACATTCAACATTCCACATTCAACATTCATACCGGGAGACCCCCCTATCATAGAGGCAAATCCTGGGGAACTTTGGGGAAATCGTCTATGATCGGCCAATGATAGAGGCAAATCCTGGGGAACTTTGGGGAAATCGTCTATCATTGACGTATCATTGGCCGATGATAGGCCCAAATCCTGGGGAATCCTGGGGAATCCTGGGGAACTTTGGGGAATCGGCCTATCATTGACGTATGATAGAGGCAAATCCTGGGGAATCCTGGGATTTTGCTCTATCATTGGCCTATCATTGATTTGGCCTGATGGAGGCGGGTACTCGCTTTCCGGGTCCTTATAATGCGGCCGCTGGTGCTTCAGGAAGTTTACGCACTGGATTACCTCGACAGAACCGACCGGATAAAGGACGATCAGCCCGGCGTCGTGGAGGTCGTGAACCCATTGCGCGACGTCTTCCACGGTCGCCGGATCGAAGCCGAAGGCGTACTTTTTGAGTCGCGTCGGGCGGTACTCCAGGCGGCCTTCTTTGTCTGCCAGCGTCCACATGGCGATCCACAGTAGGCGCTGCGGGTATCCGACTTTTGCCGGGTCGTCGGACTCGAAGAATCCCGGCTTGATGTTACGGGCGCGTGCCATTATGCGCCGCCTTTCACGGCGTAATCCTTGATGACCGCGTTCGGCCCAGTGCCTCGAATCGTTGGCCCCCACCAAAACATCCCCTTATGCCTGCCAAATAACGGCCTCTCGTTGTAATTCTTGAAATGGCCACGGCAGAGGTGCAGCGCGTGCTTCAACTCTAAAACTCCCATCGCCTTCGTCTCGTTCAAAAGCTTTTTGACTTGGGAAATTTCCAGTGTCTTGAAGGTAGTTAAAGGGCGTCCGTGCCGTTTTTGATGCACTTTGGACAGCTTTTGGTCCGGTCGGTGATCTACGACGACCGTGTTACGGCAGTTCAAAAACGAGATAGCCAGCAGGGCAGGGTACCCCATTGTCATGTAGTCTTGCTGCTGTGCAACAGTAGCTTCAGTTTGCGCGGCGCCGACAGCCGTAAATAGAATCTTTTCTCCGGCACTAGACAGGCTGAATGCCTTACCGGCGCCGTCAACCATCCAACAGGCGTGCATCGAAGGGCCGAGCAATCGCCCATTCTGCTCTAGGAATACCTGCATCATTTGCGCTCGGAACTCCACATCTGGATGCAATGGGTGTCCTTTGCGTGGTTCTGACGTCTGAATGGAAATTCCGGTTTTCAACTGCAATCCGCCAGTGTTAAACGGCTTAATATTCCCATTGCTTCTCACTGTTGGCGGAGGCGTGTATTCCATCCAAAGATTGTCATAAGGTGGCAGTAGCGAAGGAAAGTCATGAAATACATCCCACTCCTCTTGGTCTGTTCCTGCGTAAAAATATTCAGCAGTTGGCGTGATCTCAAATACTTGAGCGTCTCGCATGTTGCCCTTCCATATCTGAGCAACTTCCTTTCCGGTGATGTTAGCCGCCGGGTTTCGCGTGTAAAGCGGAGAAAACTCTTCCGCAGACATAACGCGATCAAACAGTCTCTTCCCTATCATTGCTCCCTCTTTCCGGCCGCGTCGGCATAGCGGCCCGTCTACTTCGCCCGCATCAGCCGTTTGAGCACGGCCGCCTGATTCCTACCCGCCCGCCCATCGCTGGGCGTCTGTGCCATGACGTAGCGCCGCCCGTTCGGCAACCGCCACACCTGATGATTCTTCGCCCGCACCAGCACGGCGCCGGCGCGTTTGAGTTGTTCGAGGATGGTCATGGGACGGCCCGCCATATCCGGATCGCGGCGCCGCTCGTAATTGAGCCAGGTGGCATCTCATCGGCGTACCGCTTGCATGTGGTCACGTACTCCACAACCCGCGCGTCGTCCGCCCAGGCCCCTCCCGTGGTCAGCGCGTCTTCTGTTGACCGGATGAGCTTGGACAGATCCGGCTTGCGGTCATGCAGCGCCGTCCGCTTGCGGGACTTCGGCCGCGGAAATACGAACACCATCTGGCACCGCACCGGCCCGTCAATCGGTGGCCGGCCCGCCATCGCCTCCCGCGCAGCCCAAGCCACGGAATCGCGCCATGGGGCAACCTTCTTTGACGATTCGATCATGCGCCCGCCGCCTACGTACCGCTTCGAGCCTTGCGGCCCCGGCACGCCAAGCACGACGAGTTCGACGTCGGGCGGCCTCACCCCTCCACCGCCGCCAAAACCGCCAGCATCACGGCCTCGCTCCACACCGGCGCGTTGCCCTCAGCCGCGGCCTTTGTGATCGGGTGCCGCAGCCGCACGCAAAACGTATGGCTGGCCGCGGTCCACCAGCCATCAACACACCACCCGTCCATCTGAATCGCCGCCAGCACCTCGCCCGCGTCAGTATGTGGCCAGTCTGGAACCATTCCGCCATCGACGCGGACCAGCCGCCCACGAAACTCAAATACCTCCCACTCCATCACCCGTTCGGCGATGGTGCGGGATTTGGCTAGGGTCCATTGGCGGGTCATAGCTGGGCCTCCTGGGTGAGAATGAACTCCTCCGCGAACCAGTCGCCCATGCCCAGCTCCGCCATCGGGTGCCCGTCCGCGATGTACCGCGCCGCCGCTTCCCGCTGCTCGCGCTGGGCGGTGGCTATGGGGTTGTCAGTCGATTGCATCGAATAACCCTCCCTGCGCGCCGGCATATGCCTCCGCGCTCTCCAGGTGCTTGATGGCCGTCGAAAAATACCCCGGCTTGAGTTCGATGCCAATGAACTTGCGGCCCTCGTCCAGCGCGGCAAACCCCTCCGAGCCAACACCGGCGAACGGCGATAGCACGACGTCGCCCGGCGAGGACCACAGTTCCAGGCACCGGCGAATCAACCCGAGCTGCAGCGGGCAGATATGCTTCTCGTCCTTTTCGTCGCGGGCGATGCGGAAGTTCAGCACGTCCGTCTGATCGATGTCCCACCACACCGGCTCCGCGTACCGCCGCCAAATCTCCACGCTCGTCCGTCCGTCGCGACCCTTGCGCGCGTATTTCGACGGGTGTTGGTCAGTCTCGCGCGGGTCGAGCTCCAGATCGCCGATGTATCGCTCGAACCCGTTCGGCCGCTCGATTGGCTTTGTGCTGAGATTGTCACCGGGCGGCGTCTTGCGGAACGCCAGCACGTAGTCAGCCATGCCCTGCCGGATCTGCGAGGAGTCGCGCATCACGGTTTTATGGAGTAGCCCGTTGTTATTGGTCCGTTCCCGCTCCGTCACCGGGCACTTCCACACCGTAACGCGGCTATGGAACGTCCACCCGGCGCGCTCCATAGCGGCGATGCACTGGCCTGGAAAGTCCCGCAATCCGCTCGCCCCGTCGCTGTTCCGGTACGTCGGCAGGTCTTTGACGTGCATCACACACAACCGGCCCGTCGTCGTCACGCGAAGCAGTTCCGGCGCGAGGAATCCGAAGTGCGCAAAGAACTCCTCATCGCTTGCGCAGTTGCCCATATCGGCCTCGGAATCCGAGTAGGTGTACAGGCTGGAGAACGGCGGAGAAAACACCGTCAGGTCTACTGACTCGTCGGGTATACCCTTGATGACTTCGCAGCAGTCGCCGTTGTAGAGCGCCCAGTTGCGGCCGTGCCGCTCGTCTAAAATCACGTTCATTAGATCCACCTCGGAAGATTCATTTGCTTCGTGCCAACGGCTGAAGCAAGCTGACGCCGCCCGGTACCGTTTTGAATTGCCGCCATCGCATGAACCATGGCCGCTTTCATTTCTTCATGCTTCTTCTGCTTCTCGCGAATGGTCTTTAGGACCGGGCCCTCTGTTTCCGCGATGACCATGTAGGCATCAACCGGCCGCGTTTGGCCGAAGCGCCACGACCGACGCACTGCCTGATAAAACTGTTCGTAGGAGTAGGACAGCCCGCAAAAGATATGCTTATTGCAGTGCTGCCAGTTCATGCCAAACCCCGCGATTGATGGCTTCGTGACGATGCGCTGGAACGCGCCGTGCGTGAACCCAAGTAGCTTTTCTTCCTTCGCCTCCGTCCGCTCGTCGCCGCGGACTTCCACTGCGCCGTCGATCACCCGCATAAGTTCGTCGGCTTCGTAGTTGGTGTTGCACCAGATACACCACGGCTCTTTCGAGTCGCCGATGATCTCGGCAACGCGCGCTGCCCTCGCCGGCGCCGTAAGCCGCATCTCCCGATGTAGGCCTGTTGCCGAAACGTCCGCCACCCGGAACAGTTGACCGTTGGCGTTGATGGATTGATCGACGGCGACGATCTCCTCATGGATATTCAACGCGGGCATATTCCATCCGTCATCGGAAAACCCAAGGTCTGACGGTTTCTCCATGCACACCGACCACGACGCCACCCACCGCCAGTAATCAGCCTCAGCGTGGCCCTTTAGCCGGTAGCCGCCCGCCTTCATCGTGTCGTTTAGAAACCACCGCATCAGCATTTGCCCGCCGCTCATGATGTCCAGGAACTCAGAGTGGTTGCCGAGCTCCATGTGGTCATTGGGAGACGGAGTAGCCGAGCAACAGAGCTTGTATGGCGTGCTGGCAAACGAGTCTTGCAGTAGCCTCCGCGTGGCCCCGGTGAAGTTCTTGAGGATGCTCGACTCGTCCAAAACAACGGCGTCGAAGTGGCCCGCGTCGAAGTGCGTCAGCATGTCGTAGTTGGCGACATTGACGCCCCGGCGCACGTCCTTCTGGCTTCGGCACTGCGTTATTTCTACGCCGAACTTCGCGCCCTCTGCTACGGTTTGCGCCGTCACTGCTAGTGGTGCCAGAATCAGCGCGTCGCCGCCAGTATGTTGGCAGACCTGCCGCGCCCATTCCGCTTGCATTGCCGTCTTGCCGCTCCCGCACTCTGTGAACAGCGCGAACTTGCCAGCGTTCAACGCCCGCGTGATGCTTTGCCGCTGGAAGCCGAATAGCTTGCCGTTCAGGTCGAACTCTCCGGTAATCCCGGATGGTTGCGGCTGCACGTGCTTGCCGTCGAGAAACGCCCGGTATCCGCTCATACCCGCACCCCCACCCGCCGCGCACACACCGAGTCAATCCACGCCGACCGCGCCGGGTCATCGTTCACCCGATCCTGCGCCAGCGCTTCCGCCCGCGTCATCGGCGGACGATACTCGCCCGTATTCATCGGCGCCTGAACGGCGTGCGTTGCCATCGGGTAACTGTTGCCCAGCATCGTCCGCATGGTTGCGGCTCCCCTGCGCCCGGCTTCCGTGCGTGCCTTTGTTGCGCACTTTGCGCACATCTTGGCGTAACGGCGCTTTTGCTCGATCTGGCCGCCACAGCCGCACCAGCGGATCTCCTTACGTTCAGCGCGCGTTGTCTTGCGGCATAGAGCACAGCGGGCGTAACGCATATCGCTCTGTAGCAGCACGGACCCGCACGCACAGCGCTTGTCTGCCCGGCACGCTTTGCACGTTCCGCGCCGGCGCTCGGTCCATGTGAGCATCATGCGCTGACACTGCGTACATGGCACTGCGGCTTTAGCGCGTAGCGCGTCTCTTTTGACCGCTTGCCGCGCGTTACCGCATGGCTTGCAGATACTGTTGCGCGGCTGGAATTTATCAGCCAGCGTCGGTATAGGCGTACCACACCGCTTGCACGGATCGTGCGGCACCCATGGTTTGTTTCTCATTTGCTCCCTTTCGTTCAGGCCGTCGGCATTGGCCTGGTGTTAGAATTTCAGCCCCGCGCGTTCAGCAAGGACTCTAAACGCATACGCACCCTGGAGTACCACCACGCCGTTTCCACCGGCGCGTAGTCGGTCCACCCTGGAGGCAGCGACATCAGCCAGTCCACGAAGTTCGGATTCAACCGCCGGCGCGAGGTCGGGGAAGTCGGCAAGGATTCGCTGCCATGCGGCGGCGTCTCCGGGGCCGGGTGGAAATAATCCGATGTCCGCGCCTGCTGATCCAACCCCATCTCGTTCTTCCGGTCCCCGCCCCGACATCGGAAGCTGTCCGTAGCTGGCGTCTGCCACCACGCCGCCTGCTCGTTCAGGTCGATGGTCCAGCCCTGCTCCAACTTCCGCTGCGTCCGTGGTGAGTCCGGCGTTGACGGGTTGTGGTCGTCCCGGCAATTCGGCGTAGCCCACTGCCGCGTCGCTCCCGTCAGCGAATCCACCGCCCCTGGATGGTTCCCGCAACTCTCCGAGTCCTCGCTTCTGGGCGTGGGCCAGGATGAACGCCCGGTCCCGTCGATGCGGGGCGCCAACATCGGACGCTCGAATAGTTCCCCATTCCGCATCGAACCCGAGCGTGGCAAGTTCTCCGAGTACGGTTCCTCCTGTTGGAAAAGCGAGAACTGGCGGGACGTTTTCAATAAAGACCCATCGGGGCTGAACTTCGCGAATGATTCGCACGTACTCGAAATACAGTCCGCTGGCGGCTCCGTCGAGCCCGACTTGTCTCCCGGCCACACTGAGGTCGGTGCATGGGAAGCCGCCAATGATTCCGTCCACTCGGCCATGCAACGGGCGGCCGTCGAAGGTTCCAATGTCGGACCAGATAGGAGCCTTACACAAGCTGCCGTCTTCCATACGCGCCGCCAGGATTGCTGCCGCTGGAGCTTCCCTCTCCACGAAACAGATAGTGCGAGCGACTGGAACTGCGCATCGCACGGCAGCGTCGAGCATTCCAGCCCCGCTGAATAAACTGATGATGGTATGTGTAGCCACACCGTTCTTGCTCCCTCTCGTCCCCGTGTCGGCAAACCAGGGTTACTGCTCTTTTATTTCCGCTTCGTGCTCGATGTTGTACCGCTCGATGGCGTCGTATGTAGCACCTTCCACCGCCCAGCGCTTGCGCTGCGCACGCGGCGTCGTCGGGTACTCGTCGGCGTAGACGCGCTCCAGTTCGGCGATGCGGGCGGGGGCCGGCGGTTGGCGGGTCATGCCCCCACCTCCACAACCCAGCCCCAGCGCCCGCCGCGCTGCTCGACGGTGATGGCGGAGATCATAAACACGCCCTCGACCACTTCGCCACCGGACAGCTTCACCAAATCGCCGGGCTGGCCGTAGGGACAGCGCCGGGTAATCCGGTACATGCAGCTTGGAGTAAGCGGAATGATGTCTCCCTTGTCCTCCCAAACCAAATACTCCGGGTGGATGATCGAGCCGTCGCCACGGATTCCGACGCGCGGCTGCTTCCGCATCGCCCGCCAGATCCGCCGCTCGCCGTTGGTGTAGGCGGCGGATTCGGCGCGAGTTAGTCGGAGGGTATTCATACCTCCCCCAGCCCCATCACCACGTACCCCGGTTCAATGCCAAACTTGCCACCAGACAGAACGTAGGTTACGGCCAACTCCATGAACTCCGCGCCGTAGAAGTCGGCATCTACCGATCGGTACAGGTGAAGGATGTCGCCAACCTTGAAATCTCGGTCGTTCGTGCGAACCTCGAATGGCTTCGCCCCGCTGTTTACCGCATCCCAGTATTCTGGTAGGGTTTTCAGTTCGTGAATCACAGTTTCCACTCCTCTCCTTTACGCACAATTGACAGCCCCGCAAACCACCGCTGCTTGTACCACAGGCCCCAGCAGCGCCATGGGCCTACCTGCGAGTTCCAAAACCACATGGTCTTCATGCTGGCCCTCCGGTGGCGCGGTATAGTGCTTGGGCGAGGGCGGATGGACCGTCCGCGCTGCCAAACTTCGCAAACGAGGAAAAGCAAACCGCGTGTTCTTGGAACAATATGCCGCCGTCGTTTTGCTCTGACCTAAAGCTGTAATACCGCCCTTCGCCTTTCTTCCGCCACGCCTCAGCCGCGCGGATGCAGGCGGCTGGGTCGGTGTTGTAGGTGGCGACGGGCTTCCACGGCCCGTTAAAACGGATCTCGTGCGGCTCCGCGGCAAACTCGGTCGATACCTCCAGTCCCTCGCAATGCTCGGCAATCCATACGTCGTGCGCTCTTGTCCAATTCATGCAATCCTCTCTTTCCTGCGAACCACAGCCCATGCCTGATTCATGCGCCGCTCTTTTTTCCAGTACACTCGCTGCCGTTCTCCGCTTGGCAGTGAATAGTAACGCTGGAGAGTTGCTTTCGCCTGCTCCCGCGCAATCGCCAGCCGCTTGCGGGCCATGCGGACGCGGCGGATCATTCCGCACCGCCTAGGTACTCGGCGTTCGCGGCCCAGCGGCGGAACCTATCCGCGTACACCGAGCTGTCCGTGTTGAAAAACACAATTCGCTCATCTTCTATTTTCGTCACGTACCGCTCTACGCCTTTTTTGTTTGTCCAACGATCCCCAGCCATCGGCTTCGCCAGCGCCTCAGCCTTTGTTCGCATCAGTCACCTCCTGCGCGGCTTCGACAGCGGCGATGGCGGTGTCGCCGCTACCAGTAGATCGGCCACCTGGCCGAAAATACCACTTAGCCCCTTGCGGCCAGTTCCGGCGTTCAATCATCGGGTTGATACTCCGCTCCACCTTCGCCCAAGCCGCAGCGCAGCGGGCTAGGTCGGCGATGTCCTCCGTTTGTAGAAAGTTGTCCAGCCAATACTCAGGCGACTCTATTGCTTCCTTGCACTTCTGCGCCAACTCCTCCAGCCGTTTAGCGTCCATCGGTGGCCTCCAGTCGGTCGGCTTCGGCTTCTAGTGCGTCACCGGCAGCAGGCCCGAATAACGCAACGAACGCTGTTATTTCCTCCCGCAACGCCTCCGCCTTAATCCGTCCCAGCGACTGCGCCGGGGTGCGGGCGAGGGCGGCTTTAGACCTCTCTGTCACGCAATGCGGGCACATGCAGCGCTTGACGTGTGGGGCTTGGCATGGTCCATAAGCACGCGCCCAACTCAGCTCGTCACTCAGCGCCCCGCAAAGGTCTTCGGCGTGGGCCCTGGCCTCGTCTCGCTCCCGCTCCATCGCGTTCCGACTGATGACCGCTTGGTTTCGGTAGTCAATGTACTCCACGCATTCCCGCTCGGCGACTTCGGCTCTGGCGGTGGCAGAGTCACGCAGCTTCAACGCTTCGCTCCATCCGTCCTGCGACTGCTTCGCGTTCAACAGCGCCGCCTTGGATTGTCCCCGCAGCCGCTCCACCTCGGCGCGGAGTTGGTCGCGCTCGGCTTCATGCTCACGCCAATACTGACCCAACTGCCGCTCAACGGCCTCCGATTGTTCCAGGAATTGGTGGATCATTTGCAGATCACCGGCGAGTTCTTTGAGTGTTTCACGCATTGTGTGCCTCTTTCCATTTGGCGATTGCGGCGAAAGCGGCGGCCATCATTTCCCTCTCATCTGAAGTAAAATGCTCCCACTTCCCACACCGCAGCGCCCGCTCCGCCGCCGCGATCACCTCCGCCGCCGTGATCTCCTCATGCTTCGACACCACCACCCCGGCGCAGGCTTCCCGCAGTCCGGCGATGGTTTCGGAGAGCGTGAGGGTACCCGTGCCGGTTGCAGCTGACGGCCCGCGCTTCACCCCACGCCGCAAGTCCTCAGCCCGGTTGCGGCAGATACGCCGGATGTCATCGCGGGCGTCGTCTGGTCCGATGTACTGCTGGATATGAGCGGCCAGCATGTCCAGCTCGTCCGCCACAGCAAGGTCCGCCGCCGTGGGCACGCTGGCCTCGCGGGCTTCGGCTTCGGCGAGAAGGGTTTTCAGTTCCTCCGCGCGCTCACACAAGGCCATGCGAGTGATGTGCGGCTCGCCACGAAATACCACGTCGCATTCCCCTTCTAGGCGGCGAACCTCTTCGCGGGCACCTCTCAACCACTCCGCGCTACGCTCCTGCGACATACAGCACCTCGTCGCTCTCCGATGTCTCGATCCACCACGAGAGAGACATGTCCATTCCTAGACCAGTGCCGACAATGAAACTGACGATATCCCCGTCGCGATTTGTCACTCGGATAATCGACTCGCCAAACATGCTCTTTTCTTTCGTTACATCCCCCGGCCTCGGGTCGTTCCTCGGGTCACGCTCCACGCTTCACCTCCGCTTCCAAATACTCCCGCATCTTCGCTTCCCGCGTTATCGCCGCGTCCCGATTCGCCGCCGCCCAGGCCGCGATGTAGTTCCACGCCTGCGCCCGCGTTGGCTTCCAGCGCAGGTAGGCGCCGCCGCCCAGCAAAAACAGTCCGATCGTTGCTATTTCCATGTCCCTCTCCTATTCCGCCGCCGGCCGCGTCGTCTTGCGGCCAAACTCGTATTTGGCCATCTCTGCCAACGGGCAGATGTAGCGTTGCAACTGCCAGTCTTCCGTCGGCGCTTGCGCCGCCCATGCTGCAGGTAGCGGCCCGCGGATCTTCCGCCATCGCCACGCGGCCATATACGCGCGTCGGTGGCACCGTTGGCACTCTCCGCAATGGCATGTTTCGCGTGGCATAACTCTCCTTTGTTTTCAGCGGGCCAGTGTCTCCCCGGCCCGCCTCAAGAATCCAAATCCAACAGGTTTTCAGTGGTTCGTGACGGACTACCTCTTTTCCGGGAGCTTTTCGCGCCCGGTCTGCCGTCCCGCGCGGATTTCCGAGATCGTGCGCTGATTTGGAACGGCAGGCCGCGGGCGGTTGCCCGCGGAGATCAGAAGGGAACGTCGTCGTCTGAGATACCGCTGTCGATGGGCGGTCGCTGTGCCGTGCGCGGCTGGCTCACCAGCCCGCCTCCGTCCTGCTTCTCGCCACCGCCGCCCAGCAGAATCACCTCGTCCGCCACCACTTCCGTCGAATACCGCTTTTCCCCGTCCTTGTCATAGCTGCGAGTTTGCAAACGCCCTTCAACGTAGACCTGCTTCCCCTTGGTGAGATACGGCACAAGGTTTTCAGAGCGCCATAGGGATACGTTCGTCCACTCCGTCTCCTCTTTCCACTCGTCCGAGCCCTTGTCTTTCCACCGACGGCTGGTCGCCACTGAAAACCGCGCCACATGCACGCCGGACGGCGTGAACTTCCCCTCCGCGTCTTTTCCCAGGTGCCCGATGAGGGTTACTTTGTTTATGCTTCGTGATGCCATTTATTGGGCCTTTCCGGCTTTCGCCATGAGCGCCTTATAGCAGGCGGTTGCTTGTGCTTTTTCTGTGAAGTCCTGCGGCCGCGCCACGCCGAAGTCGTTCAATGTCGCCATCACATCATCGGCAGATAGCTCTTTGGCCGCTTCCGTGAACGCCGCAATCATCGGCTCATTCGGTGCCCACGCTGGCGGCTCAGGCCGGTCGTCCGGCGCCCCTTGCAGCCACTCGCGCAGCGTTTCCGCCATCTCCACCCCAGGCCGATTGATAACCGCGCCGCTCAACTTCGGGCAGCGCGACTTGGTGACCGTGAGGGTGTTGTCCTGGTCGATCTCCCCGCACACGTCAAACTCGAACTCAATGCCGTCGCGCATGACTGGCGCAAGTCCGACCTTGCGCGGTGCCCGCTTGCCGTTCACTTCCTCTATCACCCATTCGGTTTTCGTCCGCATGGAAACGAGGACGTGAATCTTCGCGGATAGAATCTTGTCCACTAGCGCCTGATGGTATGGCGTGACGTTCTTCCATGCGGCAAATGTATTCCCGCCGCTCGACCGCTTCGCCGCCGCGTCCACCATGTCCAGTTCGCCGCCCTTGCCCATCCAGTAATGGGATAGCGAATCCACGACGATGACCGCATAGCCGCCCTCCACGGCTGCGTCAAGGGTTTTGACGAGTTCGCGCGGGTCAAATGTGGACGGCTCCACCACGTCGAACTCAAACAGATCCGCGTACTTGCTGGCGGAGCCGTGTTCCGTGTCGATCACGGCCACCTTCCCGCCGCCAGCCAGGTTCTTCGCCAATTCAAGCAGGGAATAGGTCTTGCCCCCGCCCGCCGGCCCGCAAATCGCAAACCGTAGTTTTGCGTTCCTCTTTACTGCTCGCTCAAACATGATTCCTCCGTTGTTGTCTTGCAATCTTCAACCGCCTGCTGGAACGCCGCGTCCAGCTTTTCCACTAGCGCTAGTAGCCCGGCGTTTCGCGCATCGTGCATCAGTTGGTCAAGCGCCGCCGCCGCTATCATTGCGGTGTTCTCTGGACTGCCAATTGTCGGCACTCCGAGCTCGCGCCGTTGGTCATTAACCGCGCCCATCTTCGCGCTCCTTCACCGCTTGCGCCAACGCCTTTTTAAGCAGCGCGGCCACTTCCACCCGTCCACGGTCCTTCGCTATGGAAATAAGCTGGTCGATTTCGTACACCAGCTCATCGGCTCCGCAGTCCGGCACATGCGCCGCCAACGCGTCGAAGCGGGGGGCGTTGATGAATGTGGCGTCAGCTTTCGACATGCAGCACCTCGTCAGTTTCTGAGCCAACAATCCAATCTTCTACATAGGTATCGTGCTCGGTGGTTGCGCCATTGATCGTCTCGAAAAAGTAGACCAGGCGTCCCTGTAGGCGTGTCACGCGGTAAAGAATCGTCAGCCCCGGTTCGCTGTACGTCGTGACATCCCCCGGCCTCGGGTCTTTCCTCGGGTCTCTCACCATGCCAGCACCTCCAAACCCCACGAGCCAATCGCCAGCGCAAAGCACAGCCAGAGCGCGAGCATGAGAGTCTCCGGCGTATCGTCGCGGCGCCGGCTCATCGCTTCACCGCCGATTTAAAGCAGTGGATCGTAGCCGCCGCTGTGACCGCAAGCGCAAAAGCGGCCAAGGCGTTCAACCACCACGGCGTGTTATTCGCGATCCCCCAAGCCAGAGATCGCCGGTTCAGTACAACGCAGATGGCGTTCGCGGCTGCAAGTACCCCATACAGCGCTTTCATCGGGACACCGCCACCGCGACAATCACCAGCAAGAGGCTGATAGCTAAACCGAGGAGCGAAAACCGTAGCCGGCGCAGATTGGACTGCACATCAACAAGACTGAGTAACTTTCCGTCTTGCGCAAGCGCCAGTGCCTCCACACGCATTTCCAGCGCTTCAATCCGTCGCATCAGCCGATCTTCCACGTCGCGGCCAATTCCTTCTGCTTCCGCCCGCCAATTCGCCCGCCGTTGGCCGCTCATCGCGTCACCTCGCAAATAGGGCAGGTGTAGACGATGTGATATGCCGCGCAATGTCCGTACAGTTGCCGCTCGCGTTTCAGAGATGGCTGAGTCTCACCGGCCTCCCATCTCGAGACCGTCTTGATAGACCCGCCAAGGCTTTTTGCAAACTCTTCCTGCGTCATGCCTGCCGCCAAGCGGTAAATCAGCGGCAATGATTCCTTGTGCTTCTTCATCGCGTCACCGCCCAAGCCACCACCCACACCAGCGCAGCCGCCGCCGCGATCCAATCCGAGCGCCGCTGCAGCATGCGCAGGTCTTCCGGCCCGCCGCCCCAGCCGATCATGCCGCACCGCCAGCCGCCAGCAGCGCGGCAATAACCGCATGCCAGCTCGCGCCCGTGCGCCGCTTCATCGAGCGCATGGCGCCCCAATAGTCACCGCAGCGAGCGGCCTTGAGTTCGTCGGCGTTCGGCTTCACAGTGCGCCTCCGTTAGCCTGAACCATGGCGCGCGCCTCTTCAAGTAGCACCTCAACCGCGTCAAAGTCGCCGCGATCGTTGGCGCGAATGGCCCGCGTCCAGAGGTCGTGATACGCCGGACCGGCGTCCATTTGCTTCATCAAGCGGTCGTTCAGCTCCCCCGCGCGCTTTGCCCCGGCTGGCAGCGGTAGCGCGGCGGCGTTTGATGGGCAGCGTGTGGCTCCGAGGCTCATGCGGTCCTCCAGATGCCGAGTCGGCCGTCTGACACCTTCCGCACGGTCAACGTGCGTTGGCTCTTCTTCCTTACAATTGACGCTAGGTTGCGGTTGGATGCCGTGTCCTCCACCTCAATCATTCCGCCCAGTGGCAGGGCCTCTAACGCTAGGCGGAAGGCACCTTTTGGCGCTCCGTTAGCCGGGCGTATTCCTGGCAATGGCACGCCCATCTTGACCTCGTAGGTCGTCATAGTTGCTCCCTCTCTTTTGTGCGCCCGTCGGCATGGGCGGTTGTGTTGTGTGGTTACGGCTAGATCGCCGATGCTCGATTGAACTCGGCCTCTAGCCGCTGTGATGCCTCTATGCGCGCTTCTAGATCGCGCTGCCATTCAAGCGACAGAAACACTTCCACGTCCTGCACGCACGCGGAAAGGTACTCAGGCAGTGATAGCTTCTCATCGCCCATCGCCAGATACCTCTTTTCGTGCCAAAAACGATGGAAGCTCGCCACGTTCTCCAAGACGGCTTTTCGTGCCTTGATTCGAGCGTCAAGGCGTTCACTGTCTGACATCTTTTGCATAGTATTTGCTCCCTCTCTTTCCCACGTCGGCATTGCGTGGTCTGTTTACTTAGCGCGTTCCGTCTCCGGTTTGCGCTTGCTTGCAACACCCCACGCCCACTCCACCAGCCGCCCGGGGTGCTGTCCACGCTCCTCGGCCCGTTCAATAATGTCCTTGTGAACGCTTGGCAGTATCGTGATTTGTACCGCTTTCCGCCGCTCTTGTGTGGTTCCTGTGTTGCTCACAACCCAACCTTAACCCAGCCCGCCGCGCCGGTCAACACTAAACCTCACGCGCCGCAAACAAACCGCTATATAGCACTTGAGACGCAAAAAAGCCGCCCCACCTGTTATGGAGGAGCGGCTTTGATGTCGTGAAATGTGGTTCCGGGCGGAGCTCTCTCCAACCCCCGCACCAGCCCCCAGCCAGTGCCGGTGATCGTCGGATCAGGCACCCCTTCAGGCCAATAGAACGTGTCGCCTTTGCGGCCGTAGCGGCCGACGAAGCCATCGGGGACGATCAGTCACGGCGGTGATGCTGCGGCGACGGCGGGCGTGGCTGTAAGCCCAGTTGCAGCCATGGGCGCAACGATCATGCCCACCGCTGCCGATGGTGGCGATTCCAGCCCGCCAGATAGGGCCGTGACGCGGTAGCACCAGTTACCCGGCCCAGGCGAATCCCGGTAGGTTTTGACGGCCACAGGGTCCACTGTGACGCGATCAAACCGGGATGTGGTGGCACAGACACCCGCGGCCCGGTAGACGTGGTAGGTCGTCGCAGGCGGGTTGATGGCGTCGAGCCAGACGAGGAGGACGGTGGCAAGTAGCATTACTCACTCCTGGCGGCGATGCCGCGTTTACTGCGCATACAGGCCCTCTACTACTAATGCGGCGGTTCCACTTACCCCCGCCATATTACAGCCATAGCCATAGTGCGTTGCCGTCAAAAAATCGGTTCGTGTATGTTGGGCTACTTGCGTCCAATTGATTCGATCAACAGACGTGGACCAAGTTCGATTCGTATTATCGTCTACCAGTTTGAAGGAAATCTTGCCCCTCGGCGTAGAAGTTGCATAGTCGAAATAAGCCGAGTTCCCGGTCGTAGCGTTAGTATACTTCGCCATTCCGAGTTTCGCATTAGTATAGTGAAGACCAATAGCTTTGTTGGAGGCTGCTGTTGTACCCTCCGTTATGAAGAATCCACACGCATTAGACGCCGTTGATGCAAGTTGGATGTCCAGGTCAATGATGATCGTGTATGGCGCGGTAGGAATAGCCTTGATATACAACCGCAGCGCATCAGATCCAGCCGCAGATCCCCCATCGTATAGAACTGATCCAGTTGTCGCCGTTACAGATGCGCCAGAACCATAGGCTGTTCCGTTCGACCAGGGCAGCGTTGGGATGTACTTCTGCCCAGACCAATAAGCGTACGAAGTCCCATTGCAGTGCGCGCTGTAAATCGAATCCGTCAGCACGTATTGGTAATTGGTGTTGCTCCCACCGCACGCCGGAAGCGAGGCGTAGGTGGTGCGCAGCACGCTCCCGCCAGACGCCGCTCCCTGCGCCACCCAGGTATTCGTGGACTCGCACAGGTACCAGCGCGAGCCCGTCGTCGCGTCCGTGTCCATATACGCGTCGCCGACGGTGCAGGCGCCGGGAAGGAAGATGCCGTTGGGAACGCGGAGGGTTTTCGAGCTGAGGTTGACCGTCGAAGGTAGCGACAACGTTACCGCGCCCGTACTCGCCGACGCCGTGATTTCATTGGCCGTTCCGCTGATCGTGGTTGGGAGGGCTGTGCAGGTTTCGGAGGCCCCGGAGGCATCGACGCCCAGCGGGAAGCTTCCCGCGGAACAGTTTGCGCCGTTGGCGGCCAGCGCCGTGGCTGTCGCTGCATTGCCGCTTGTGTTTGCGGCGTTGGCCGGGATGTCGGCCGATGCCAGCGCGCGGAACGTCGGAGTCGCGGCACCGCCAGAGGTTGGCCCGGCGAAAACTTGGTTGGCCGTCTGCGTTGCGAGCGAAAACGCCAGGGTACCACTGGAGGTGATTGGCGAGCCCGTCACGGCGAGGATAGACGGCACGGTTGCCGCCACGCTCGTGACAGTGCCAGAGCCGCCGCCAGAGGCGCAGGCCGCGGGCTCCCAGGTGGTGCCGTCGTACACTAGGCAGTTGCCGTTAGAGGCTCCGCCCGCCGTCAATTGAGACGGCTGGAACATGACTGTTGGAGAAGGTACGGCGGTGGCGCGGATCTGGTAGAGCTTCGTGTCAGCCGCCTCGACCGTCCACACCTCAGACCATGCGGCACCCTTTGCCGGCTGGAACCGCGCGGAGTAGCTGGTGCCCGCCGGTGTGATGGTGCTGTTGGCAAACAGCGTCGCCGCAAAAGTGCCCGCGCTGGTCGTCGTCGTGCAATCCGCGCCCGTGACGCCGATACAGTAGACGGCTTGCCAACCGGTCAGGCTGGTGGTCGAGTAGTAAAGCGGCGAAGCGCTGCCGGGAGCGTTGAGGGTTACCGTCACGCGCCCGGTGAATGAGCCCCCGCCAACCGCGTTGGTGAGCGTGTCGGACAGGCTCACGGTTTGGCCGTAGGCGGCAAGCGCGCCAAGGAAAAGTAGTAGTTTTTTCATGGTGTTTTTTTTCAAAAAAAGACTTGACGCTAGAACGTTAAGCGCTTATAGTTAAAGTATGAACAGCGCACACAACACCAACCGACGGACCAAGACAAATTTCAAGAGTTTCATCAAGAAAAACGCAGCTAACCTGCTCGTGAAAGTAAACGCCGAATTTGACAGCATGTCCGATTGCGTGCGCATCGCTGACGGCGCATGGCGCATGGTCGATCAAAATGCTATTCAGATTGAAACGCCATACACGATGGGAATTGAAGGCGTTTGGCTGGTCGGTGGTGGGCGTGACTGGTTCGAGCACTACGAAACGGCAAACGCGATCGGCATTCGCGGCTTCAACTGCTGCGGCTCTTTTACGGTGGCGGTAGCCAAGCAGCAACACGCCGCCTAACCCCCACCCCAACGCCAGCGGGCGGCATAGCCCGCAGAGGAGATGAGAGATGCGAGTAAGCACTGAAATGATTCCCGCTGAAATCGCCGCTGAATGCGCGGAAATCGGCAAGACGTGGGCCGCGCATGAGTTTGACGTGGCGGCGGATGAGGGCCGTAAGCGGCATAATTGGGGGCGCGGAGACTATTGCGGAAATTACCCCGAAGTGCCAGCTTTCCCGGAAGACGAACAACCGCACTACGAACTCGACCAGATGATTGATGATGCGGCGATCCCGGTTTGGGAAGCGCTGTGGGATGCCAAAGAGGCCACCCGATGACCACACCGAAAAACCCCGCCGCCGTCGCCCTCGGACGGCGCGGCGGGCGCGCGAAAGTCTCCAAGGGCCCCAACGCCGCCAAGACGCCGGAACAGCGCGCGGAGTGGGCTGCAAAAATGGTGGCGGCGCGACGGGCGAAGGCTACCGCAAACGCTCCCACTCTCGCGCCACCGCCCGCCACTGCTTGAGGTCGATAACGCCGACCTTCAGGCGTTCGACGTATTCATTCCAGAGCCCGGCGAAGCGGTTCATGGCCTGTTCGCTGACGGGTGGCGGTTTGTCCGGTTCAGCGGCGGCCAGAAAAAATAATGCGCGGCGGGTCATTTTGTTGTTGACAGCATAAGCGGTTATGCTAATATTGAATTATGAACAGCGCACAACAAACCGACATGACCACCGCCCAGGCAATGCGGAGACTTTTCGAGATGTGGCAAACCACGACAAACCACTTCGCCGCGCAGGGCCTTACTGGCGAGGCGCTGGAAGCGACCGTAACGGCCTTCCTGATCGCCAAGGCAACCCGCTAACCCATACCACCAACGCCAGCGGGCGGCGTGAAGCCCGCAGAGGAGATGAGACTATGATCCGACTTGAGTTTTTCCGCTACTACGCCCCGCAAAAAGGCTGGGTGGACACAGGCAAAAGCTACGACAACATCGCCGCTGCAAAATACGCAGCCAATATGGGACGCACTAACTTCCGAATTGTTCAAGACGGCAAGGTGATCTGGTATCAGGACGAACCCAAAGAGGCCACCCAATGACCACCCCCAAAAACCCCGCCGCCGTCGAAATCGGGAGGCGTGGCGGGGTTGTCAAAAACCCTCGCAAGGGATTCGGCTCGATGTCGCCAGAACGCCGAGCTGAAGCAATGGCAAAGTCGCTTGCTACGCGGCGGGCAAATATAAGCCAGAACAAGAAACCTAGCCGAAAAGGCCCGCCGCTGCGTTACCCGCGCTGCCCCTGCGGGCTTATGACAGCCGCGCGGGCGTTGCAGCGGAACCATAAGTGCCAGCCCGCCGCTTAAGCGCCACCAGCGCCGCCGCCACGTCACAGATCCATGCCTCATGCGTGGCATCGGTGAGCCCGGTGCGGACATGTAGCAGCTCGTGGCAGATGATGAGGTCGGGGTCTTTGTGCAGGCCGCGGCGGATCTTAACTGTCCACTGCGTCGCCCGGCAGTCGTCGAAGTCGGCGCGCGCGTCATCGCCTGGAATTTCGGACGCCGGGACGATCAGGAGGCGCGGGCGCTCGGTGATGCCGAGAATTGCGGCCCACTCGCCGGCTAACAGGTGCCAGGCTTCGCGGGTCATGCCGCAATTGCCTCCAGCCGGAAGTCAGGCGAGTTTTGCCCGTGCCGCGATCCTGGCGTTACGCGCAGCCACCAGCCGCCCTTTGGCCGTGCCGCGCGCCCGCGCTCCACGTGCCATCCGCCGTCGCCGTCCTCGTCTTTGTAGCAGGAGCCGCGCAGCATGAGCTGGTGGCGCCGCTCACAGGTGCCCTTGGCGGATACGCCGACGATGATATTCTCGTCCATGTTGCGCCGGTGGATGTGCCCGGCATAGTAGACATCAGCCGAGTACATCCCGCGCGTCCGGTTCCAGTCGATAAAGCCGCGCGTGACTTCGCCGCCCCCGCCACTGCCGTGGTGGAAATGGAGTAGAATCGTGCGGATTGTGTTTCCGTACTGGCAATTGATGCGGACGAATCCGGTGTAGCCGAGCTTCTGGACCGGGCTCCCAGCTTGCCGTAGGCGGTCTACAAGGCGCTCTACCAAGTCAGTCTGGTGGTGGTTTTGGATGCTGGTTTCGTGGTTGCCGTAGCCGATGGCGGCGATGGTCGCGGCATACGGCAAATATAGGCCAGCGTGGAAGCGTACCAGCTCGTCCAGGTAGTTCGCCCCGCGCAACTCCTCGCGCAACTGGCTCGGGTCCGCGCGCTTGTCCCAACGGCCCTGCATGGCACAGAAGGTGTCGCCAAACTTCAGAACTGGTGCGCCGCGCTCGACGGCTTCCGCCATGTGCCGGCGGATGAGGTCGAGGTCGGAGTGCTGGTTGTCGGCGTGCTCGTCGGATTGCAGGAGCACCCAGCGCTCATCATTGACCGAGGCGAACTTTTCCAGGCGGAGGGTTGCCACCATGTCGGAATCGCGCGTGATCGACCATTTCTGAGTCATTTGCCCCCGTGATTCGCCAGCCAGGTGAAGATCGACGCCACTAGCGCGGCTGGTATCGACGCGATAAGCGCGACAAACTTCCACGCCCCGCGCTGTTCGGCCCGGTCGTTTTCGAGCGATGAGAGGCGGTCTTCGGACTTGCCGAGCCGCCCGTTAACCCGCGCCAGGTGGTCTAAAATGTGCTTGATGTCCGAGGTCTGGACAGCTTGGGACGTGGTGAGAGCACTCACGTCCTCGCGCATATTATCGAGGGTCCCCGCAATACGTTCGAGTTGTTCCAATTCATTCTCCGGCATTGGAGTTTTCACTTCTCGGGCGGTGGTGCCTCGGGCTTGATCGGTGACTGTTTGAGGTACCCAGCAACGGCCACAGCGGCCCCAATGGCGGCCTTGGCGGCAAGTTGCTTGGGGTGAGTGGTGCCGTCGAACATGAGCGCGTCAGATGCTGCCGTAGCGGCCCCACCGAGCGCGGCGGCGAGAATGGCTTTCCATGCGGTACGCATCGCTTATGCCTTCTCGATCAGTTTTTCGATAGCCTTTGCGGCGCCGGGGATGTTCAGGATTGCCGATCGCCAATCGGTCGCCAGATCGGCCGCGATGCGCTTAAACTCCTCGACACTGCCGCCGCCGAACATCTGCGCCAGCATGGCCAGGTTGTGCCAATCACCACCGGCGAAAGCGACGAGGTTGTATTTCTCGCCCGGTTCCAGCGCCAGTTCTTCGACGGGCACGTAGTCCGCCGCTTCCGAGGCCGCCATTCCGTTTGCGTGCAACTTGCCCACCGGGAAGCCGAGCGCGCGGAGTTTGGCGACGAACTTCTCAGCGGCTTCGACGGTCATGTTGTGCGCACTGTTGGTTGCCTTGTAGGTCATAGTTTTTGCTCCGGTTTCTTGATGTCCAGCGGCCCGTATTCGCGGGCGAGTTCTTTTATTTCCTGTTTTGCGGGTTGGTCCAGCGGGAGGAAGTACGGCCCGCCGATCTTGTCGCCGTTGTCGGTGGTGGCCACTACGGCAGCGGTGCGGAGTTTCACTCCTCCACCGCCCGGTACACCTTGACGGTCACCGCCTTGTAGTCCACGCCGTCGAATTGGACGAGCGCAATCAGCCGGCCCCAAGCGTCACGAATGAGATCGGCGAATTTCTGCACGCCATCGACTGTCACGCGCACGGCGTCGCCTTCGCGGATATGAACGAGGACCTGCGTCACCTTGCCCACCGGCCACGGGAAGTCCGGCGCCTGCGCGCGGAGCCGGTCGAAGTCGATGCAGGACACCTGGACGAGATCGACGTTCGGCGTGGGGTTGCGGTCGTCCTTGCCGCAGATCGACTCGCCCCGCAGCGCCACGACAGCCAGCAGAATAGCCGGGATCAGCTTTGCGGAGATCACTTTTTCGACTCCGGTTTCGGCGGTTCCGGCAGCGTCAGAAACGTGCCGTCCTGTTGCAACCGGCAGCGATCCTTGGGGATGCTGCGGTCGGCGCAAGCCTCGGTGAGGATGACGTCGATTTGCTTGTTGAGTTCGGCGACTTTGGCGGAAAGCTCCGACAGCGCCATACGTTCGGCGGTCTTCAGGGGGGCGGGGGGTTTCGGCGCTTCGGCCGCCCCGGCCATGCCCATGGCCAGGAGTGCGAGTAGGGTACGCATAAATTGAGAATACCAAGGAGTCTGGCGGCGCATAACGCCGCCGTTACTGTTTCCGCGCGTGGCGGATCAGATAGCAGGGTGTTTTCGCACACCCCGCGAAGCACCCGCGCGGGAGAGGGCACGCGGGGAGGGCGTAGAATTAAAGCATGACCGTCAAGGAACTCATCGAAAGATTACAGGCGATGCCGCCCGATGCCCCGGTGTTTGTCGCGCAAGGTGAATACCCTGACGAGGAAGCTGTTGAAATAGTGTTACTCGGCGGTGAGACAGTGGCGATCTATTAGCAGGTGCCGCCGGTCAGGATGCCGCCGCTGAAGATCAGCGTGCAGGTGCCGGTACCGGCGGAGTCGCGCACGGTCTTTGTCGACGTGATGCCCGCGGAACCGGACGGGGTGGTGATGGTCCCGGAGATGTTGACGTTCGTGGTAGCAACGGTGGACCAGCGGAAGGATGTATTCCCAAGCGCGTAAAAGTTGTTGGTCGTTGGGACGAGCGTGCCGGATAGCGATGTGCCGGAACTCAATGCGATATCCCCGTCAATATCGACATGAAAGGTCGAGACCTTGCCCCACCGGTACGTGTTGGACCCGCTTACGTATGCGCCAGTCGTAGTGGGGAGCACGTCGCCAGTGATGCTGCCTCCCAGGGTCACAGTGCCAGACGCATTCAGATCGATGGCGTAGATCGTGCTGGGGCGAAAGCTGGGATGGCCGAAGGTGTAGGCGTTATTTGAATCTGGAACGAGATTACCGCCGGCTGATATATCCCAGCGGACGACGTTGTTAGTCTTGAAATACACGGGGAAGTTGTCGGAAGTCCCAAGTATCGCGGCCGTTCCGAATGAATTTCCGGATTGAACGTAGCAGGTTGGGCACGCGGCCGCAGCTTGCCATGAACCAGCGCCGCCCGTGGATGTCGCGGTCCAGACATAGCCTACGGTCGTGGTATCGGTAAGGATGAAGCCAGAGGCAGAGAAGTAGCCAGCCCCATACGAATAGCCAGAGTCGCCGATTGAGCCAGTTCCGCCGAATAGCGGCTTCATTGTGCCCGCCATCGTCCCGCTGTTGAAGCTGAACGTAGCCGAGCCAGTGGCGGCGATGCTTCCGAGGATCGTCACCGCTTGATTCTTGATCGTGATAGCGTCCTGATACGTTCCCGAGCCAGTTGCTGTTTGGATGGCAAATTTCTCATCTGTGAATGCTGCCGACTCGTACCCAGAGCACACCCGCGCGGCTCCATAGATAGTGCTGGTGACGGTATCGGTAGAGGCAAGCACAAGGCACGCCGGATCATAAAACCCGCTGTTGTTGGTCTGCGATAAGGTGAGCTGGTTCTGGACGCTAGCGATAGCCACCGTTTGCGGATTGACGAAGGTCTGATTGATGTTGAGCCCGGCGAGCGTATGATCTCCGTCCTGCACTGTGAGCACGCGCGTCGTTCCGGTAGTCAGCCCGTCCACCTCAAACCGCACGATCTTGCTGGCGTCACTGGAGCCCTTTGCGATGCCGGTAGTATCGACGACAGGCAGCGATGAGCCGCCGCTGGCGGCCTGCCAGGAGCCGGCCCCGCCCGTACTCGTGGCCGTCCAGACGTGCCCAACCGTGGCCGCCCCCGTGTTGATCGTAAGCCCAACGGTGGAAAGTGTTCCGCTATAGTCACCATCGACACTGTAGACATTCGACCAGCGCTTTGAGGAGTCGCCAAATTGCGCTCCGCCGTTTACTTTAGGCTCAATAATCGATGTGGCGGTTATGGAACCGACGAACAACTCGTTCCACTCATTGCCAGTTGCGCCTATATCGCGCGTGCCAGATGGGACCACGTTTCCGGCTATTGTCACTTGTCCGCTGGAATTGATTTGCAGGTAGGAGACGTTGTTGGTTTCGAGGGATAGCGTTTGCGCGTCATTCGTGCCAATCGTCAGCATCGCTCCGGTGGTGTTTCCACCGTTGACGATACAAGTCGAACACGGCGCGGGGGCGGCCCATGAAGCATTTCCGCTTGCGTCTGAAGTCAGGATGTAGTTATTTGTTGCCCCCGTGCGAATGGTAATGGTGTTGGTGTCTAAAATACTTCCAAACACGTACGACCAGCGGTTTGACAGGTTCCCAATGGTTGGAAGTGTTCCGTCGTCCACAGCGTCACCGCCCGCAATGGTGCGGCCAGCTGGCAGCCAGTTGGCGTATACAAACGTGTCATTCGAAGGCAACGACGATAGCGCCCGATAGCCGCGAATCCAACGAGAGCCAGAGTTATCAAGGATGTTAATGGACGATGTGCCAGTGGTGGCGTTGGCCGATAGATACCAAAAGCCAGTAGCGCCGCCTGTGTCGGCAAGTTGCAGCTTTCGCGTCTGCATGTAATCGCCGGTACCGCCAGCCAGCGCCGTGTCCACGATTTTGCTATACACCCCACGCACGCGAAGAGGCGTTGTTAGGTCGCCAATGTTGTAGGTGTCCGTAGCCATCGGCACATACATGCCCGCCGCCGTCCACTGCCACCGCGCCGCGGAGTCGGTGTAGATCGTGACAGGATGCAACGAGAACGCCCCCAGCCCAACGCCGCTGGATAGACCGGCCCCTAAGCGCCCCGTGATGGTGCCGGAAAGGGAGTACAAGGAACCGTAGGAAATGAAATTTTTGTCTTTATCGAACGACGCGGCAATCGTCTGCCCGCTGTTGTTTTTAGATATCAACACATCGAAGCGCGGATAACGGTTGGCCGCGGTCGAATCCTCCCAGAGCACCTGCCAGCCGCCGGCAATAATGCCGGTTCCAGCGTCATCCTCCAGTGTCACGGCTTGCTGCACGCCGAAGCCGGTTGCGGTGGTGCCGGTCGAATGGCGCTCAATTGATCCCACCGACGCGGTGTTATTGGTGCCAGAATCTTTGAGGTACGTGCTGGACTGCACCCCGTCGCGGATCGTGCCCGACGTGCTAACACGCGTGGACGGAGCGCCTACTACCGCCGCCATGGTGGCCGTTGTGCCGCTTCCCCCGTTGAATCCCGTCGTGCAGGCCGTGCCGAGATCAACGCCCACGAACGTGATGTTCGTTCCCGCCGCCGCGTCTACAGCCGTGCCGCTGGTCGCGCAGGTAATCTCTCCCCCGTTGATCGCCACGCGGTCAGTGGATGCCCCGCTGATGGAGACGGCGGTGGAATAGTTGCGAATTTTGTTGCTGGTGACATTGGCGCCAATGGCGTTTGCCAGCTTGACTCCCTGTGTGCCCGCTTCGCCCGCGCCGTAAAACTCGTTATCACTGATTTGCGCTCCCGTGCTAGAGCCGTCCAGGTCGAGGTGTAGGCTGTATTTATGCGCTCGAAACGTGTTGCCTGAAATCTTGATATCCGGGCCCGCGTGGTCTGCGTAGATGCCCGTGTGGTCGTAGGTGACGCCCGACAGGTTCGCCATCCGATTGTCGAGTATGTCGAACTGGGCAAAGCGCGGCCCGGTCAGCTTGATGGCGGTGTATGCTTCGGCGTTGAAAAAGTTGCTAAATGAATTGTTGTGGATCTGCGCGCCAGCAAATGGCACCTTGCTATCGAACCAAACGCCCGTGCGGTTCTGATTGTCGAAATTGTTCCCGTAGAAGTGGAATTGACCGGTCGATTGTCCCACCTTTGCGCCGGTCAGCGTGCCAAGGTTATCGGCAAGGGTGACATGGGTTGCGTCGGTATACGCTGCAATTGTCGTGAGATTGCCGTCCACGTAGACAGCCAATCCGACTTGTATCGGCCAGAAGCGGCCCGTGGTGGCGGTGGCGGCTGTGCCGGATACATTAACAGTGGCAAAAGCCAGATCGGCATAGAAGCTGTCCCGGCAACCAAGAAAGTAATTATTGGCAAATGTTGCCGCGCCTGGCGAGTGAAAAAACACGCCTTTAGAGTCGGTATCTGACGTGCAGACGAAGTTGTTTTCAAGCGCCGTCAATCCGCCTTGATCGGAGTTGATTTCGTTGGCCACCTCAAACCCAACGCGCGTAGAGTAGAACCGATTGCCGATCACATACAATTCCGTCGCGGTCCGGTGGTTGATGCCTACCGCGTGATTTTGCAAGAAATTGTCAATAAAGCGGTCGGACCCACCGTTACTTACCAGCGCTTGCGCATAGATTCCCGTGGTGGTGGTGTCACCCACAATCGACATCCGTATCACGTCGAGCGTGTTGTTCGAGTTTTTGCAGATGCCTTGCTGGTTTGGCGTGGTTAGGTAGATTGCCGATCCGGTTCCCTGCCCCAAGAACGTCACGTTTTTGCCGTTAGTGCAGGCGCGCGTCTTCCACGACGGGTTACCGATGGGATACGAGAGCGTCACCGAGCTAGACGCCGCGTTGATTGCTTCCTGTGCACCGACGCTGCCGCTGGCAATGGTCGTGGTGCCCGTGTGGCTGTTGGCCGTCGTGACTTCGATAGTGCAAGACGTTTGCCCGGTGCCGTCACAGGTGCCAGTGCCGGTCGATGTCACCGCCTCAGACGAGCCCGGCGTGCCAACGAGCCAATACTGGCTTGCAGTATCGGTCGCGATGACGCCCAGCGGTCCAGGGGTCAGTGTAATGGTGCGGGTACCAGCCGCGCCCGGAGCGGTGATGGTTTGAGACCAATCGTAGTCGCCAGGATTGACGTTACCGCCAGCTCCGCACGTGCTCCAACCCCACTGGCCAGCGCCGTCGGTCGAGAGGCATTGGTTGGCGGTGCCGTCGGCGGTGGGAAGCGTCCAGACGGTATTTGCCGCCACGGATTGCGGCGCCTTGATGCCGACGTAGTTTGTCCCGTTCGTGCGCCGCTCCTGCATCCGCAGTTCGCCCGTAGCGCTTCCGGCGCTTTGGGTGATGGTAAGAGGCGTCTGTGACTGCCCGAACGCCGCCAGGGCGGCCAGGGCGCAAAGGATGATGGGTTTATTCATAGAGAACCGAATAGGGCGCGCATACCGCCCACCACTTGCCGTCGGCACGCCCGCGGAACTGGAAGCACGTCACCGAGCCATTTTTTCCAGGGAGCGTAGAGCCGAAATTTGTATTGAAATCGGAATCGAAGCTGATCGTGTACGGCCCAGCTCCCTGCGTCACGTAGACCGTCAGCAGGTCGGCCGCCGTGGGCGTATACGGGCTAGCGATGGTGGTATTGGCCGTCAGCGTAATTTCGATGGGCGTTGAACTGCCGCCAGTGCCGGTCGAGCCGCCGGCCACAAACGAGCCGGTGGCACCGCCGCCAGACGAGCCGCCCGCAATGGCCCTCCAGAACTCGACCGCGCCGCCCAGCCGGTTTGTGCTGATGGCTTTGACGGTGAACTGCAACCACTGCCCATAGACATCGCGAAGGGAAACTTCGCGGATCAAATATGTGCCGCTGGAGACGTTGAAGTAGCTATTAGCGATGGTCTGAAGTTGCCCAGGCCGCAGCGTG